GATATCAAAATCGACGCTGTAATTGGATCCATATATGAATTGCTCCTGTTTTAAATACGTATTTAGGACACTTTATTCAATTTTAGCAAATTCGTCAATGAACCTAGCTTTAAATGGTGCTGATCCGTGATGCGTGATCTCTGCGTCAATCAACGCAAAAACATTGCCACCAGCAGTCCTAAACCTATTACAAAAAGCAAAGTCCTCACCAACCACTTTTCCCTCAGATTCATCATATCCAGTGTCCCAAAAATTATAAGAAAATTCACTGCTTTTAACTTTTTCATCTATTAAGTTTTTTTGATTTAATTTCAAATTTGGATAATATTTAATTAATCTTTCATAAGCTGATCTTTTAATAACCATACAACCTGCTGGTCCTTTTTCTATTTCTACAATTCCATTATTTACTTCCATATCTTCAGGATTTAATACTTTTATTGGCCATGTGAAACCCCCTTTGTTTAAAGGCATTTTATAATTTTTCCACATCTCATCCGCTTTTCTCCAGTCATATGATTTTAATGGATAAGGTATTAAGATTACTTCTTTATCCGCTTCTATCATTCTAAAAATATCTTCAGGATTAAATTCAATGTCCGTGTCAATAAAAATCATATGTGTATAATCAGTGCTGAGAAAAGCACTTGTGCAATGATTACGACCGAAAGTTACTAAAGATGCTTTGTGTAAATGTAATTGAATGTGACATTTTCTTTTATGACACTCTGCTTGAAGTAAAAATATTGAACGTAGATAATGAATGTCAACTAAACCTGTTGTCGGTGATGTAACGAACAGTTTCATTTTACAATTAATTCATCTATAAATTTTCCACAATACTGATGTTCTCCAACATGTGTTATAATATCGTTAACATAGGCATGACACTTACCGCCAATATCTTTCCAACGTTTGCAAAAAGCAAAATCTTCACCCATGTAAGTATGAGTTTCTTGATCGAACATAGTATCAAAAAAATTATAAAGATAAGGTTTCTCAATTGGTTTACCGTTAATAATTGTAGGTTGAATTATTTTTAAATGAGGATATTTATCAATCATTTTTTCAATAACAGATCGTTTGATTAACATGCAGCCTGTTGGTGAGTGTGATACTTCTATAACTCCCTTATCTATTTGCACATTTTCTGAATCCTCTAATCGCATAGGATAAGTGTTACCTCCAGTTGATAAATCAATTACATTTTTAATTTTACCATTTTGAAAGTTTTCGAGTATCTTTTCCCAATTAATTGTTTTCATAGGATAAGGAATAGAAATAACATCTTTGTCTTTTTCAACCATCGTAAATATAGACTTTGCTTGAAAATCTATATCTGAATCAATAAACAACAAATGTGAATGGCCTGTCTCCATAAATCCACCTACACACAAATTTCTCCCCTGTGTAATTAAAGATGATTTAAATAATTGAAATGTTACTTTAACTTTTTTTGCATAACATTCTTTTTGAAATTCTAATAAGGCTTGTGTGTAATGAATAGAAACGTCAGAATGCACTGGAGTTGCTATAAATATAGAAAAATCAGCTCCATCCTCAAGTTTATCTGCAGGTCTTGGTTTTATCCAAATAGGTTTACTTGCGTCTTGCATTCAATGCCCCTGTTAAGAATTGAGTCCATTGATTTCCTTGTTTCTCCCAATTGTAAAAGTTGTTAGTGTATTTCATTTGAAATTTTAAATGATCATTAATGTAACTTTCATGTAAATGTTCTGCTGCAACTTCAATAGCCATAGCAAATTTTTTTGCAAGTCTCAAATAATCTTTTTCATAATGTATGTAAATTGGAAACTCAGCACAAGTTTCGAATAAAGCACCAAGATCTGTTGTTATTAAATAAAGCCCAGCAGACATAGCTTCTAAAGCTGATATACAAAACGTTTCTTCCCAAATACTAGGATAAGCAAAGATGTGATATTTGTGTAAATTTTCTAATATGTATTCATGTGATTTATAACCAATATAATTTACATTAGACAAATGTCGTGCTTGATCATAAAGTTCTTGATAAGCAGCATCGTTTGCTTGTTTAAAATTATCTCCATAAACTTGTGTTGAAGAATACACATCCAATGTTATTAATGGATTTTTAATAAATTGCATTGCAGCTAGAATTACATTTAATCCTCGCCAAGGAGTTGGATGAAATATTAATTTAATAGGATCACCTTTTTTATAATTTAAGTCTGAAGGTTTAATGTTTACAACACCGTTTTTAATGACAGTGCATTTCTCTGTTGGTACATCAAAAGCCATTCTAAACTTTTCATAATTCCAATGTGAATTAAATACATACCAATCATATTTTTTATGATTAGATTTATCTTTGAACCAAGGGGCCAAATTAGGTTGATCGTATGAATTTTTTTGCCAAAGAATATTTAATTTTGTATCGTGAAGAGGCACTTTACCAGGAACAGAGGTACATATTTGTACTTGATCTAGTAGTTCTTTAGATACATATTTTCTTAAAAACTCAAATTGAAGTTCAGTGCCACCTCTTGGATCCATTAACAAACCCACCCTATATTTCCAGAAACAGTTATCCTGTAATCATCAGAAGTAAAAAAAGGATAAACACAATGCATGGTTTCTGCGTTAAAAAAATAAATTCCTCCTTCATAGGATTTATCTACATAAACAATTTCGTCATAATGTTTTCCTAAGGGGTTTGTTGTGTGAAATTGTAAGCAAGAAGTAAAATTTGAATTACTTAAAGATCCTGGCCCCTCTTTTCTTTCTCTTTCTAAATCGTAAGGTATCTGAACAAATATAACAAAACTAAACAGACCAGTATGGTTGTGAACAGGGTTAAACTCATGTTTTTTTTGGAAATTAACCCAAAGTTGAATTAATTGTAATGTTGGAACTTTATTAGGATCTAAAAATTTTTTTTTTTCAATTTCTAAATATCCTAAATGACCTGGGTGTTTATTGATTAAACTAACTATATATTTATTAAATATAGGAATACAGGGTTCTAAATTCCATTCTTCTTTTATGTTGCCAGCAAGTCTGTATTGTTGACCAACTTTACCTCGTAAATTTTGAATTTCTATTTTAAGATCATTAAATAAATTAACCGGTAAATATTCGTTATTTATTCCAATATGATTTAAATCTTTCATTATTTGGTTTTACCAAATAATGATAAATGTGCAACAGTTACTGCAACATCTTGTGCAATATCTTCTTGTTTTGTTGGTGTGTTAGGATTAGCTACATCAGCATTTGCTTCAGCAGCAGATTCATAAAGCTCACCAGTTATTTTGTTTCTATAAGTAATTTTTGTAGGACATTTTATAACTGGCACTTGTTTACCATCTATAAGTCTGTATTCTTGTATGTGTTGATCCGTTAATATTATTTCTTCATCCATATCAATTAAAACCCATTGGGCATTTACGTTTAACTTCTTCTTTTTTATCTGATTTGCTTTTACCTAATTTATACCCCATAAAAAAAGAAAAAGCTACAAATAATAATACGATTAATGTATGCCAGATATAAAACATCATTTTCTTCCTTGCCCCCTATATTCTTTTTTATCACTTCTTTTATTAGGTCTTTTACTATGTCGCCCTGGTCTTTTTTTATTGGTACGTTTAATAAAAGTCCCGTGACCTGATTGTACTTTTCTAGCCATTCTGTTGAGATCTATTTATCAAAGCATAAGATATTTGTCCAGAAATAGCGTTAGCAGTATCTGCTTGAAATTTAAGACTATCACTTTCTTCTAATACTAATGCGTTATTGACTGCATTATCAGTTGAATTTGCCCCTATTAAATTGTGAAAAAACTTATAGCTGGTTGCTTCCGAGGCATCTCTAAAAAATAAATCAACTTCACTTGCAGAAACAGTATCATTAGCAATTGTAATTTCTTTTATTATTGCTCTAGAAGATGCATCAATAGTTAAAACTGTTGTTAGATTTGATGTTGTTAAATTATAGCCTTGTACTTTATATACTATTGTCATTATGTAAGAACCACCGTTACCGAAGCTAATGTTATATTTAATCTAGAACCAGTTGGCAATACTGTATTATTTACATTTGTTGAGCGATTTTTACCAGTTCCTATTAAAAACCAAGTTAAAGTTTGTAAGTCTTCTCTAACTTCTTCATTATAACTTGTATTGAGTTGATCCTTTAAAGTATCAATAGCTTGTATAATTTGTCTTTGTGTATCTTTGTTATACACCTCTGATGGTTCGGGTACGTAAAAATCTATTTTAGCCATTATCTTCTTCCGTCTGGTTGTATGTCTACTCTAAATATTCCATATCTCCAGTTTTCATCCACACCATCATTTTCTATTTTAATACTAGCTAGCCTCGCGCGCCCGCGCGTGTCTATTTTATCTGTGCTAGAATTAACAGTAAAAGGACCTATAAATGTTTCCCCTTTTGCAACTGTAGTATCTGCAGGGTAAGATCTTAAAAATAAGGTTACTTTACAATCACCATCTAATGTCTTGAAATCAGGTATAAATCTTTTAACAGATAAGAAATATTCTCCATCTCCGTCTACATCTAAATCAAAATCTCCTGATCTAATGTTTGCTGGTATTGCTGTCTCCACTCCAGAAGATGCTACTTCATTCACCCCTACTTCATGTTCATAATAAACAGATGCACCTAATGATACACCATTTACTATAGGGAATGTTGGCGTGGCTGCCGCGATATATTTAGTTGCATGTGGATGATCATAGATTGCTGCATCTGACCACGTTGTTCTTGATTGTGAACCCACCGTTGCACTTGCCATTGTTCCTGTTGTCCAAACTTTTTCACCGTAATTATAAGTTACTACTCTGTCAATTTCTGTAGCATTATGTTTGGTGTAGAACCACATGATTTCTTGAAATAAACTATTATGAGCTGCGAACACTGTTTCACTCGCATCGTAATTAATTCCTAAATTATCACCAGTTGTTGCAAATACAAAATCTTCAACTAAACTTGGAACAGATACAACTGTACCATCAAATGCAAAGAAACCACCAGAATCACCCATCCAGAACACAATACCTTGTGCAAAAACCACTGCATGTTGACCAAGACATCCACAATTAGATCCAACTTTTCTAATACTAAACGTAAAAGGAGGTCCTACAAATTGCATTGAATAAGCAGCATCATCTGTAAGTATTAATATATAATCCTTTGCCCTAACCGCTGCCACAATTTTAGTTCCAGCATCTAATCTAAATGTACCGGCAGTGTTTGTTGATGTTGGTGCGTAAACATTAAAGTCTTCTTGATCTGAAAATCTGATTAACATTTTATCTTGTGTGCCACCTGGTAAAGATTCTGTAGTACCAAGATGTATTAAATGTCTATCTCTATCTGATACTATAGTCATAACAGAAGTTTGAGGCATAGATGCATTTATAACTGCTCTTGTTTGTAATGCATTTGCAGCTGATGGATCCCAAGTAAATGTAGGACCATTGTGCATTGTTGCTATTAATATTTGACCAAAATTATCTAATGACCAGTTCGCTGGATCTAATCTTATTGAAGTTTGAACTTGTGATGCTTCACCCCAACCAACGAAAGTTGCTGCATCGTATACAACTGCATTATCTGCGTGAGCTGCTGCGGCTGTGCCTTCCACTCCTCTACTACAACCTGTAAAATCTGTAGATGTTTTACCAGTATAAGTAATTAATTCTGAGTCTATTAATATCGTACCTGTTGTAGCAAAGCCTGCTGTAGAATCAACTACTATAGTTGGAGTAGAATTATTTATTCCCCCCATGACATTAATTGCAGTTTGTGTAGCTGTTGAACTAAAACCACCAAAGTTAAAAGTTCCCCAACCATATCCATAGGTTTGACCAAACGGACCAAAATCATAATAAGGATTGCACGTTGCAGTTCCAGAAGTTCCTGTTGCGGATGAAACTACTGGCATCGTAATTGTGAATGTACCTGATGTAGGTGTTGTTTTAACTTCAAAAGCATTTGTAAAATTAGCAGCTGAAAAACCTGTTGGAGGTGTTCCAAAAGTAAATCGTACAATTCTTCCAATAGACAATCCGTGTCCAGCTTTATTTACTGTAACAGTTGCTGATCCTAAAGTTGTGCTAAATGAACATGAAGTTAAGGCTGTGTCTAATGGTGTAATATCGTAAAATGCACCTTCAAAATAAATAGCTAATACTTTATTAGTACCAATTGCAGCATATCTATTTCCATCTAAATCTGCCCATATCCATTGATTTCTAGCAGCACCTACTAGTGTGTCTGCTAATATTTCTGACCAACCACCTATTTTTTCAGGGTTTCCATAACGAAAACGTACATTATCACCATCAATCCAGCGACCTTCTGCTTGGGATGCTGTATCTTGTTTGTCAAATCCTGGTGCTACCGGTATTTTTTTTAAAGGCATAGATCATTATACCTTATATATCAATGAGTTTAAATACTTGAATAATCTTTATAAAAATCAAAGTTGTTTAGATCTATAGAAGTTTTCATTTTATATGAGTATTTATGATACTCTTCTATTGGAATACTAGGATCATTATTATTTCTTATAACATAAAATCCATCTTTAATTTCTTTACCCCACATACCGCTTTGCATATGTTTAGTTTTAAATTCTTTTTTATAAGATAATGGTTCATGATTAAAATATTTATAAGGAAGTATATAGATAGCATGTTTATTCTGTTTTACACAATCAGACAACATTAATGGACCCGATGTAAATCTTACTAGATTGTTATTTTCATCGTGTTCCTTTTTAAAAAAGGTATTCAAATTTGGTTTTAATTCAATTGTTTTTGTTCTATGTAAAGTTAAATCGTAACAATCCATCCAAAATGGATGATTGGGAATAGATGCCATTAAGGAATTTTGAACTAATTCATCATTAATAGATTCAACTAAATTAACTTCTCCTGTTAATTCATTATAAAAATTATCATAACAATAGACGTCCATATCAATATAAATTCCACCAAAGTGATGTAATAATAAATATCTTACACAATCTAATTGAAATATATGACCTGGAAAATTTTTATATTCTTCATAAATTTGAGGGTATTTTTCTTTAACAAAATTATCTAAACTATCATCATCCCAAAATTTATATTCAAAATCTTTAAAGTGTTTTAAAGTAGATTGTTGACAATGTTTCCAAATGGGGTGCCATTCTTCTTTGTTAGAATAAGCTGTTTGATGGACAATTCTAGGAACCATTAGGTAGATATAAATATTTAAACTCTGAAACACTACAAACATTTTTAGCTTGATCTAATGTTTCTACTATTGGAAAACCAGCTAAATTAAAAGAAGTATTTAATAACACAGGAACTTTTGTTTTATTATAAAACTCTAATATTAAATTATAATAATTTAAATTCTGTTCTTTTGTTACAGTTTGAATTCTACACGTATTATCTACGTGAACAATAGAAGGTATTTTTTTAATAGCTTGTTGTTTAGCATCAACAGCAAAACTCATATATGGTGATTCTTTTAAAGTGGCTATATCAAACCAATCATGCACGTGTTCTAATAATATAGTTCCAGCCAAAGGTCTCCACCATTCTCTTTTTTTAAATTTATTGACAATATTTTTTGCATCTTTATTTGTAGGATCAAATAAAATAGATCTATTTCCCAAGGCTCTTTTTCCCAATTCGCTTTTACCCTGAAAAATAACTAATGGTTTTTGTTCTAATAAAATATTTACAGCATTTTCTAATTTATCTATAATCATCATATACACACGCCCCTATTGCTGTACCACCATCGGTAGGATCTGGATCTACGAAAAAATTGAATTCAGGGTATTTTTTTACATATTTAAAATTATTACTACAATTTAAAAAATAACCGCCGGATAAAACAAAATTATTTATTTTTTTATATTCATGAGCTTTTTCTATTATTTGACATGTTTCTTTGAATGATTTTTCTTGTACTTCTTTTGCAATTTGAACCTGTCCATAATCTAAATTAAATTGCAAATTTGAATACCCATAAGAAGAAAGTCCCATGAGTTTTCCCGGCTCTTTTTTTAAGTTTGTTTTTTCACAAGCTTTTAAAAAATTTAAACCACCAATCTGTAAAGAAGATGCAATATATTCAACACCATTATCAAAAAAATTATGAGTAAAATTTGAATATTCATCATCAATATAAGGTATGTAAAGGTAACGAAAATTAGACAAATGTTGAAATAGTTTTATAATTTTTTGTCTATTAATGTAAAAAATAGATTGTATTTCCCTATAATTTTTTTTAAAAGAAATTGGACATGCTCCACCTCCGTCTATAACTATTGCCATTGCTTCTTCAAAATTTGAAAAATAAAAAGAAGAACAAGCATGATAAATATGGTGGTTGCGTTTATTAAAATAATAAGGAGGATTATTAAGTTGTTTTTGTATGTCCCCTATTATTTCATCATCAGTTATTGGATTATCTAATCTTTGAAAACTTGAATAAATTACAAAATCAGGAACAAAATTAATTTTTTTAAAAATGGAAAAAATAAAAAGTTGTTTATCTTTTGGTAAAAAACCTTTTATTTGATTAAATCTTTCTTCATAAAAAAAATCTAAAATTTTTTCCTTTTCATAAACACAAACAGAAAAATCATGAGAAATGTTAATTCCTAATATTTTCATCTGTTTTTATTTCAGTATTTTCATCTGTCTGTAAATTTTTTGTTTTTTCTTTAAATTTAAACTGCCAATCTACAACTATTTTAATTAAATTATTTCCAAAATGTCTTAAATTTTCATCTGATAAATGAAGTTTACCTTTTGTAAAAAGATTTAATCTTTCTTTCCAAGAAAACTCTATATCACAAGAACCATTTTCATATTGTTTAAATTTCATAAATTAATTACCTCTCATTTCGTATTTTATATATTGTAAACATTTATAACATTTTTCGCAAAATTTTTCTTCTCCTTCACAAGATCGTACTAGTTTTTTTAATTCAGGCTCTAGATAATTAAAAGCTTCTTTTTTATGATTAAAAGAGTCAATACTTTCTTTTTTAAAGTTTTTAGAAGGAAAATTTATCTTTAAATCCTTTAAAAAATTAAAATCTAAACAGGACCCTAATAATGCGTACTTTTCAAGTGTTCCATCATAAAACCAGCTCAAAGGCTCAAGTCCATATTCAACACGATGATAATCGTTATATGAAAATTGACCAATCCATATATCATTAATACCGTTTAGTTTTGCATATATACTTGCAAAAAAAATATTCCATTGTTCATCAAAACCAAAACCACTGTAAGATTGTTGTATTCTAGTTATTTTATTTAAATTTAATTTTACATTTCCATAATTAAAATCTCTGTAGTTTTTTTTAAAATAATTTAATATCTCATTTACTGCTTTTGTTTGTTCAGGTATTCTTTTTTTAGCCACTTCATCATATCCAAGTTCAGTGTATAAAACATATACTAATTTATCTGTTTCTTTTAAAAAATATTTTAACAAAACAGTACTTTCTACACCACCCGAAAAAAGAATAAGTATCATATATTTATTTTTTCATTATTATTTTTTATTACATACGGATAAGTATTTTCCCATTTTTTGTATTCATTAAAGTTAAATGCAATAGTTATCCTTTTATTGGTATAATTAAATTGAGGAACTGAATGTTTTAGTTCAGGGGTAAAAAGTACAAATCTACCTTTTTTTTCATGAATATTTAAATCATATTCATTAAAATAAGTTCCTGGACCAGGTCCATCCGTGCAATATAGAATACCACAAAACGCGGATATCCCCTTATGATTATGTTCTTCTGCGTAATGATTTTCTTTAGAATATATATTTGCCCAAACATCACTCACAATAAAACTTTTTTGGTATATTTTGAAAATAAAAGGTTGTATTATTTTTAAAAAATTATGAAAATTATAATCTTTTGTTAAAGAATTAAATTCAGTGCGTTCTGCTTTAACATTAGTTTTTCCAGAAATAGTAGATTTTTTTATTTCTTTTTCTGCATTTAAAACTAATTTATCAATTAATTCATAATCGTTAATTTCACTCATTAAAATAAAAGTCTTTAACTCTAGAGATTTATTAAAAATAAATCCTTTTTCAATCTCTTTGGTTTGAACTTTAAAAAATTCTAGATTATTTGTTTGGTGTTCCATATAATAATCTTTTGTCTTTAACCCATTCCTTATTTAATCCATTTTTATCTACGTAATGTAAAAATGTTTGTGCTTGCCAGTCTCCTTTAAATTCCTCTCTCCAATGTTCTATTTCGCAACCTAAATATATTGCAGCATCTCCTGGTTCCATATTAATTTCAGTACCATCCATATATATTGGCCATTTAGTACCATCCGATCCAATCATTACAGTAACACTTACTTCACAAGAAGGTCTATCTTTATGTTTTTTTAAATCTGCATTAACCGTATACATTCTCCAAAACGCATAAGTAGGTAATAATTCTAAACCAGTTTCTTTTTGCATTAATTCTAGTTTATTAACCATTAAAGATTCCATTAAAGGGTCTCCGTAAAAATAAGTATCTCCATTATCATTTTGATCAAAATCGAATAAGTCAAAATTTATTCTATGTTTAATTCTGCAATAGTCTTTTAATAATTTAATTTCTTCTTGCGTTAAGAAATTTTTAATTAATTTATATTTAAAATCTTTTATAGTGCCCATGCTACTACTGAATACCTTTTCCCCTTTGTTACTGGCTTAACTGTGTGTGGATATAAAAAGTTACTTGGCCAAATAATCATTCTATTTGGTTTAACCTCTACTTCCCACTCTCCCGATCCGTCTGGGTTCCTAAAGCAAAGATTTCCACCTTCATAATCATTATTTAATAACAAAATACAACTCATTGTTCTAGGTATGTCTGCAAAATGATCTACATGCCAAGTATAAAAACCTGTGTTTTCATATTTTAAAATTTCAATATCAAAAATTTGTTTATACTCATAGTCTAAAATATTTACATCAAATTGATACTGTTTTAAATTTTTATTAAAATAACTTTGTAATAAATTAAACCAATGAACATTAGAAATAGAGTTATGCAAATTAGAAAGCGGTAAAGCATAAGTTTTTCTTATATTAAAATTTGTTTTAGATTCTTTTCCTCCGCCAACTTGAGTTTCAAAGAAATTTGAAATATTAGCAAAACGTATTAAATTAGATAATGTTTTCCAAGGCAACACTTCATCATAAATTTTTATAAAATTTTTTATTTCCATGATTTTTTATTCCAATATTTTTCTTTATATATATTTAATAATTTTAATCCAAAAAAAAGTCTAGAGTTCTGAACTTCTTTTTGTGGTCTTGATCTAAATGTCATTTTCCAAAAGTCTCTTTTAAATGGTATTATTTGAACATAAGGTGTTCCTTTTTTAATAGTTGTTTCAAGCACAGGGTATTTATCTCCATTGATAATAATTGGAAAATTTATTTCATTTGGAAAAGTATCTGTATCCACAATTCCAGGTATAATTGAAAACCTATCGTCTGAATTATTTAAAGGTGGGACAAACAAACAAGAATATCCTTTCGGTGTTTTTATTTTCCATGGATTTATTAATTTATAAAAAGGTAAATTTTTATTTTTTTCAATAAAAGGAGAACCTTCAACTTGTCTTAAACTATGTACATCCTGACCAGAATTTAAATTAACATACTTTGCACTAAGTAATTGCGACATGTCGTGTAGTCCAAAAGTTTGAAAAGAATCTTTAAACTCTTCTTCTTTTTCATTTTTATTATTTACATTATGCCTAACATGAAAATCTTGTGTTGTTCTTAATAAATAACCAGACGTTAAAGTATCTAAAAAAGGCATGCATCCTTTAACTGTTTTATTTAAAATAGTATGATCTAGTTTTTTATACCATTCTGGTATATTTAATTTTATAGGAGTTGGGTAATCTTCTTTTAATGCAAAATAATCTTCATGAGCACTAAACTCTATTTCTTTATAAAACATGCTAAAGGAATAGCATTTTTAAGGAAGTTGTAAAGGACTTAAAGAGGGTTGTCCTAAATCATTAAAGTATTGTTCTAATGATTTATTTAATGGATATATAATAGTGCTTAAATTTAAATTACTTAACTGATTATAATGGTTATTCCAAATACTAAACAGTGGATGGCTGGGATTATTATTCGTAAATTGTTTTATATTGTTTTTAAAATTGTTTATATAAGTTTGTAAAATTTGTTCATTAATAAAAGAAACAGTTATATCATAATAAGTAATATCATTGCCATTATATTTACTTGGTACTTTGTTTCCATATTTAACTAAATTAAAATTAGATTGAGTGTCTTCAATTATTTTATAATCAGATTGATTAATATTTAAATTGTTAAGATCGCTTTGATTTTCTGCAATCCTATAACAAACCCCTTCTAAATTATCTGAGTCTTTTAAAAAAATAAAATAAGCCATTTTTAAGTTCCCGTGTTTTCAAAAACAATTAATGCACCCGCTTGACCTGGTGCACCAGGGTTACTAGATGGGTTTTCTCCACCATTAGGGTTTCCAGAAGCTCCACCTGCACCAAAATTACCACCACTTATAAAAGGTCTAGGAGCTCCACTAAAATTGGAACCAGGCTGAGTCCCTGCCGCTCCAGGACTATTTCCTGGACCTGGCGCTCCACCACCAGCATTTACCGTTCCAACATTTGCAAAGGTTGTTGCACCAGCACCACCTCCAGGAGCGTTTCCCTGAGCTCCTATAGAAAAAGGTTGTGAAAATGGTTGAGTGATTGGTTTACTATAAAAACCATATCCACCACCTCCACCAGTACCAGCACCCGTACTTTGAACACCACCACCTCCACCAGCATACATCCACACACCAAGTCTATTAGCTGTTGGTTGTGCTGTATGTGTTCCTGAAGATGGGCCGGTTGTGAATCTTGTTGGTTGATATGCTCCACCACCTGCTGTTCCAGAAGATGCTCCAGTAATTCGACCGTCAGCATCAACTGTAATAGTTGCTGATGTGTAAGTTCCTGCAGTAACTGCTGTTGCAATTAATTGATCTGCTCCAACAGAACCTGTTGCTAATTTTGATTGTGTAATAGTTGATTGTGTAATTTTAATTGCTGTAACTGCATTTGTTGCAAGTTTTGCAGTTGTAACTGCGTATGATGCAAGTCTTGCTGAAGTCACTGCGAATGATGCAAGTTTACCTGATGTAACTGCAAGATTTTCTAATTGAGCTGTAGCAATTTCTCCAGATAATGTATCTAAATCAACTGTGTTTATATTTGTTCCGTCTGCAAAAAGTATTTTAATACTTTTGTCTGTTGTTGAAAAAGTTGTTCCTGTTCCGCCTGCTTGTTTAAATTCTACTGTAAATGCACCTGTTGTTCCGTTTTGAACAATATAAGTTTTTTCAATGCCTGTTGGAACTGTTACGATTTGATTTCCTGTAATTGTTCCTGTTAATTTTACAACAGCATTTCTTGCATTAGATAATGCAGCATTGTCCATTGTAAGAGCTGTAGTTTGAGGTCCACCTGCTATAGATATAGATTGAAAACCAGCAATTGCTTGCTGAATTAAGTTTAAATTTGTATTTGTTTTATCACCCCAAGTACCAGCATTTTCGCCGGTTACCATTAACTCTAGTTTGAGGTCTGTTGAAAAACTTGATGCCATTATTTGCTCCTATTTAATTAAATTAATACATTTATGCAGCTAAGTCAACTGGAGTCCAGGTATTATTGGCTCCTGTTTGTACTTCTGCCCAAGCCGTTACATTAACAGATCCTATTGTTAAATTCAACCTAATTCCAGTGACATTTACATTAGCATTTGCTGTGACAGTTTCATTACCTATTGCTACGTTTATTTGCGAACCTGTAACATCATAGCCGAATTCAATACCTACTTGACCAGTAACTAAGTTAATTCGAGCGCCTGTTACTGAAACATTTGCATCTGCAGAAATGTCCTCATTTCCAATTGTAATATTTAACTGTCTACCAGTAACTGTTACATTAGCATCGCCTTTTATCTGAACACCGGCTAAACCTTCTGCAACATTAATTCTAGTACCTGTTACTGAAACATTGGCATCTCCAGTTATAACAGCTCCAGCTAAACCTTCTGCAACATTGATTCGAGTCCCTGTAGGAAATACATCTGCTGTAATAACTTCAATTGCCTGACCAGTTACTATATTTATTTGTGTACCTGTTACATTAACAGAAGCTCCCGCAGTTGTAGTTACTGAACTAATCTCTATGTTTCTCTGAGATCCTGTCACGTTAACACTTGCATTTCCAACTATAGCAACAGAGCCTGTAATTAAATTTATTTGAGAGCCTGTAATATCTACATTAGCATTAGCAGAAGTAGTAACACTGTTTAAATATATAACAATATCATCATCTTCATCTACGTTTACAGATTCATTACCATCGGCATTGGTATCAACAGGATGAACAAAAGTATTTAATCTTCTTCCTGTAACAACCACTGTTACATCATCTTCTTCACCCCAAGGAACAATACCCCAACCTTTAATACCCCAACCAGCATCAGGTTGAAAATCTGTTGTAACAGATCCTTCGTCTAAATTTATTTGAGAACCAGTAACTGTAACTGTCTCTGGAATAGAAGCAATCACAGAAGCAACTGTTAAATTAATTTGAGTTCCTTGTACTTGAGGTTCTTGATCAATTCTAATTATAACCGCATTAATTGCAGATGCTAACTGAGTTCCTGTAACGAATATATTAGCATCAGCTGTTACAGTTGAAGTGCCTTGTAATAAACCTAAAGATAATTCTTGCCCACCATAAGAACCATCACCAAAGGTACCACTGCCCCAAGTGACTAAACCAGGTGATGATATGATTACTGTTTCGTCAGCCATGTTATTTTCCTAACATGGTATGAGCACCAAGTGGTGATATGTAAAATATAATATCTGCCACTTGGCCCTCCTTAAAATTTACGCGTTACCAATTCTAATAATTGCAGCGCTAGTTGTAAATGCTGGGAACTGAACTGTGAAAGTTCCAGCAGTTGCGGTTTTTGGTCCGCCAAAGTCTAATACACAAACTGCAGGATCGCCTGCTGCTGTGTCGTTATATATTAATGCACCTTGAGCTGTCAAAGTTACACCTGTAAAAGATACGTTTGCAAAATTTGTAATTGCTACAGCACCTGATACTTTAACACCAGAATTAACTAATGCTTTTCCACCAGCAGTATATCCTGAAGATGATACTTCTTGTGAAGATGTATAAGATGTTGTTGATGCACCTAATGTTGCATCTGTTTGATACATTGCAAGTTTGAATGTATTACCAGTCGATGCTGTGAAATTGTGTATTGCTCTTAGGATTTGTCCTTTGAACGAATTCGCAATTGCGTTTGTTGTTATAGCCATTTTTATCTCCTTAAATTATGGTGATGGAGAATCAATTTTTATTCTCGGCACTCCATCGTCGTATTCACCTCTTCGTCTTCTACCCATTTGTTGAAGAGCAAAGTTTTGAACTTCTATATCATACTTCCCTTTGTATAAATTGTACATATCCATAGGTCCTTTTAAAAAAGAAAACGCCTCTGATAATACACCGTATAATAATAGATTTTCTGCATAGGTTGACAAATACGTATTAGTTGTTGCATTAAAATTAGGTGGTTCTTTTATATATTCTAATTGCACAGGATAAGCTTGATCGGGCGTTGGAGCTACAATTAAAGTAAAATCATCCCAATTACCGTAAAATTTAGGCACTCCTTTAGCATTTGATGAATTAAACTCTCTCATAAAAGTTTGATCTCTTTTTTCCATATATTCAACTGTACCAGATGCTAATGTTCCAGTCGTAGCTACGAACAAAGCTCTAGGAACTAATAAATCTGCAGGAATCAATAAATATTTATTATTTGCAGTAAATACTGAATCGGCATATTTTCTTAAATCATCATAATCAACTTTTCCAGCCACATCTAATTCGGTATTTCTAATAAACCCATCAATAATAGTTGCTGTTAAGACATTACTATCCACTTCGGTATAATCTCTTACTTGAGTTACAAAATTTGCGTAAGTTATAGACATTATGTTATACTCACAGTTATTGAACCAACGGCTATTAAAGCTATTCTGCCATTAGCTTGTTGATCAGGGTTTAATGGAATCATTCCTCTTGTTAAAAATGCAAAATCACCTGGTAAATCTAATAATGCTGTGGCCATTCCAGCTCCACCAGAATCTGCGAATAAACCAGTGTTCGGTGGCACAACTGTTGTAGGTTCTGCGCCTCTTCCCAATTTAGGTGTTTGAAAATCTTGGTTTCTACTATTTAATAATGCTTCAGGATCAGCTCCGTAAACTTTTGGATCTAATTGTGGATGTTTAGGTTCATATTCTGAAATATGCACCATTGATCCTTGCCATTCTCTAATCATTTCTTGATACGGAAAAGACTGACCTGATCGGTCAGATTTCATCATTGATCTTTTACCTGATGCGAATCTGCCCATTAGAATGACCCCGATGGATAATAGTTTGCAGGAGAAATAAATACAGATGCGCTTTGAGAATCCTCGACTAAGGCTCTCTGTAATTCATCTTCGTAATACATTTTTAATTGTTCGGTTCTTTGAGGTGCTTTTGATTGTGATATATAAAAAGCAAGACCAGATACTAAACATGGTAAAAATCTAAAAGGTATATCAGGATTATTAGTATAAGTTCCGGCATCTTCTATTCTTTCAAGAGCGTAATATTTCAAATGTGTATAAGTATTTAAATCAGGTGCTTGATATAAGGTAATTGTAGGCGTCAATTGTCTATCTACATAATATTGAGAAGGTGTTCCAGATTGACCTTTATTAGGCAATGATGCGTAAGTTGATCTATCAATCTTTGACAAAGACACATCTTGAGTACTCGTTGTTGTTCCTGAAGTTG